CCGTTCCGTAAGCCTGGGTCTTACTGGCTTGCAGAGTACTCTCCAGAGTAGACACATAGCTGTCCATTACAATGTGTTCATCATCAAAGGACGTATAAACAGAGGGCATTGAGCTAGTGCCAATGACTAGGTTAGTTCCTGCATGGACATCAGTTACCAACATGGTGTTACTTGAACCACTGGAGTTTCTTTTCAGGAAATCTTCTGGTTCAATAAACTTAATCTCTCGGTATTCTACACCACCATTCAAGGATACATTGTATCTCAGAAACTCAATAACCTTACCTACATACTCAAAGTGAGTAGGTCTTGTGTTGTCAGACAAAGAAACTAACTTGATTAGTTCTTTATGTTCTGGAATTGTCCTTGCCGAAATAAGATTGTAGTATGTGTCTTCGATTACAGAGGCTATCTGACCAGCTTCAATGGAGTCACTGATGCTATTGACTGGCTCAGAGTCCATGTCATTCAGTATGCTCTGTACTAATGAGAGTAGAGTTTTATCCATTAGCTGTGAATACCTAATACTGTGAGGTTAGCACTAGCGATGTCCAGGGTGAATGCAGCATCCCCTTTGAAGAACACCTCAAGATAGTCGTTAGTACTAAAAGTACCAAAATCTGTGAGAGTAACAGTTTGCCATGCGCCTGACGCAACTGTTGCAATAGCGTGACCTCCGTTTAATGCTGAACCATTCTTACGAAAGATAACCTCAAGGTCTCTAGCTGAACCTGAGGCTTGTTGAACACTCATCGTAATCTGGCAGTTAGCTACGGTATTATCCACACCTGTGTACTTAAGTCTAGCATTAGGAGATGACTCACCTACCCAGTCTCTGTTTAATGACAGTGAAAACGTAGGATTAAATACTGTGAAGCTAGTTGTTACACTATGAGTCTCAGCAGGAGTAACTGCATCAAAGGCTATATAACCATTGACAAAGCTATTGTAGTAATCCCAATGGCCAGTCCCTGTCCCTAAAGCTATGTAAACTTTGCCAGCAGAAGCAGTAGCTACACCTTTAGGTTCATGCAAGTCACTACCTGTCAGGGAAGAGTGTTGTACGTTAGGCATCTAGGACTCCCAATTAAATTGTAAGGAGGGGTCACTAGAACCCCTCCCACTTGTGCAGTTAGACTTCGATATACTCGATGACCAACTTGAACTTACCAGCAGTGAACGTGCCAGTAGCAGCAGTAGTGACATAAGCATTGGCCGAACCAACACCTGCCGTACCACCAACCAGTGCACCGTTGCAAACAACAGCGAGGTTAGCAGCAAGAGCAGCAGTCAGTACGCCTGCATCAATACCGTCGGCATCAATCGGAGTTGCAGTTCCGTTAGAAGCAAGAGACGACAAACCAATGTTAACACTGGTTCCGCCCGCAGCAGCTTCAGTTACAACAGCAGTAGCGCTCTTAATGTAAGAACCAGCAGGAATGAACGGATCATTTGCTTTAGGCGAGATATCCGTCTCAAGGTCAACATCGACAACAAGGGTTTTAATATCCGAATAGACATTAGCACCTTTGTCATTGACAGCACCTTGATCCCCGTTAGTCAATACATAGAGACCATCAGCATTATAGTAAGACATGAATCACCATCCTTTCTTACGATAGGGTCGGAAGAGTGACGACACGAACCATGTTCTCAGGACGATACAGTTTGACACCATATCGAGCCGTAGTAACATACTCATGACGTTGGAAGTCTTTGTTGTACTCGTAGTCAACCTGAGGCATCTGACGCCAAGCACCAACAAAAGGACCAACAGAAGCATCAGCCGAGAAGAAAAGATTAACTTTTCCGTTGGTGCTGCTAAAGTCAATCGTCGTGTTATCTGGCTGCGGCAGAGCAGAGTCAGTAGCGTCAGCGAGGTAGTTCGAAACATAGACATCGAAGCCGTAGATGTTAGCTACAAACTTCATACCAGTTGCGATACCATCACGTACAACACCTTCCCACCGAGGGTTGTTGCTGATATTGGTGATGTTAGAGATCTTATTAATCTCAAACTCCACCGAAGGATCAACAATAGCGGTCAGGTTTACGTCGGGAACATTTGCTTTTTTCAGTGCATAACGAGCACGGGCAAAGTCCTCAACGGTGATACGACCAGCAGCTTCACTGCCAGCCCAACGATGCTCTACACCATCAATCGACTCGTTGGAGTTGGCAGAAACACCAACTTCAGGAGCACCAAGAGTAGTAGTTTCAAAGTGAGCCATAACCGCACGTTCTTGTTCAGGAACAAACCGTGAGATCAACTGAGCCGAATAGAAAGCATCCTGTTCAGCCTTCTTCGTGATGTAAGTAGCCGAAGACAGATACTTATCTACAGTGAAGGTAAACTGCCCAGTGTCCATCGGACGATAGGCAACAGCCGTGTCTTCAGCGTAGTCATCAACCTGTGCCTGACCAATCGAAGGAATATAGAAAGTATCTCCATCGGGAAAGTCAGACAACATACGCACATATTTCTGCGCCATCATTTCATCGCGCAGGATCTCCTTAAGCTCACCGGACCATACTTCGCCGCGAGTGAGGAGATCAACATTACCAGTGGTCATAGCCATTTGGTTTTCTCCTATTTAGCTTTGTTTTGAGACAAAGAACTACAAACCAAATTTATCGCCCAAGCGCTTTCTATCTTCAAGTATTTGCTGCTGGACTTTTGGTGAGTAGTACTCATTTTTGTTTGTCCTCCTTAGGTTCTGGTACCAAGCCCAGTTCCTTTCGTCAGACTTTTGCATGTTGACACCTTCAGTACGAATAGAACCACTTACCATAGGCTGTGGTGGTTTAACTTGTTCACCAATCAACGTGAAGAAAGCACTTGGAGATTCAGAAGCAATCTCTTGCATACGTTGAACAGAGATGCCTAGTTCTCTGGACTTACGTTCAATTTTGGATTTAGCTTCAGTTCCAAACTTATCTTCCAGTTGACGATTAACAGAGTCGAGGTTCTGCTTAACTGTATTGTTACGCTCTCGTTCTGTTAGTGTCTGTTCAACAAGGCTTTTTAGTGTATCTTCACTCACTTCTCGGCTGGTGTTGCCTTCAGTTTCAGCGCCACTGTTATTATTATTGGACTGTACTTCAGATTTTACGTTAGTGGTTTCCGCAGCCTTATTCTGAAGTTGTTCGAGCAGTGTCTTAGCGTAGTCTTGTTTACTCAAGTCTTCTCTTAGTTGAGCTAGTTGACTTTCTAGGTCATTAATATAAGAGTCAGCCTCAAGCTTTCCTTTAGCTAGGGTTTCAGGATCACGCCAATGCTCTCCCTTAGTCTCTACAAGCTTATTCAAAAAAGACAACTGTGGTTGGCTATCTCCAAGAACTTGCTCTGTCTGATTGTCCTGCTCGGTTTCAGAACCATCAGTATTAAATACGGACATAGTTATTCCTTTTCGAAGGTAATTAGATCAATGATGTCATCAATTACTTGGTTGTACTCGTTGACAGCTATTTGACGAAGTTCCCATCCAGGCTCTCCGTAATCCCTAACACTCTGCTTTCTTTTGTAGTGAGTGTTAAGAATATCTTTCAGTTCATCGAATGCGTTTCTATAGTGTAGAACTTGCACTCTTCTCTGATCTTTGTCTTCATGCTTAGTGCCTCTAAACCAAACTTGTTTCATTAGATACCTAGCTCAGATGCTTGCATAAGATTTTCTTCATTGACAACTTGAGCATTTTGAACTTGCTCTTGAGTCTCAAGCTGTTCCGCAACAGCAATGTTTTCAGAGAAGAGCGAAGGTTCGCCCAACTCCTCCGACAAAATCCTAGCAAGCTCTTTACCAGATAGGTGAGCTGCAACACTAGGATCTGTTGCTTTAATTTGGAATAGTTGTGTGAGATTTTGTACACGTCGTGCTCTTTCTGCAAAGTGTCTCGCACCAACAGGGACAATTTTTCCTGATGCGATAATGTCATCTTTTGTGATCTCTCTAAAGAAAGCGACACCAGTTGCGTCATCAATTACTCTTAGTGTGTCGCTCATGTTCATATATCTACGAGCTACTTCCAACATTGCATTGAGAATAGGTTCAATGAAAGTTCTTTCAAAGTGAGCCGTCTTGTGTTCAAAAATTCTAGAAGCTGAGTTCTGTAGAGTTTGAACTTCGAAGGCAGTCTTTTCACCTGGAGTTCTAATACCCATTGCTTGTCTTGGAGCACCAGCCATCTCCTCCATCTTGTTCTCAAGAGCATTAATCTGAAAGTCAGCCTGTAGTGCTGTACTGTCAGGAACAAGGTATCCTACATCACCTTCTTCTCCCAGATAAATTCTAGCTCCAGGTTCAAAATCAAAGTCTTCAACGTCACCTCTTATCTTCATAACTGGATACGCAATCTGATCAAACACATCTGCTTTTAGATTTTCTAAGTGGTCAATACGATATTGCATACCCACAAGATTATCTAAAGGACCCATTGCGTAGAGATTGTCTGGCCTTGGTCTCCACCCTGCATGAAACACGGGGGCAGTGCCTAGCCAAGATGGGTTCTCTACATTGTTTAGAACGTAAGCCCTATCGACAACAGTAATAAGTCTATCGACAAGGAGTTCATCTGTAGTGTAATCGTATATGTCACCATAGAATGTTAGTACCTCCACGTAATCCGATTCATAATAGTGCTGAATAGAAGAAAATCCATCCGCAATAAAACCGTCGGCCTTACTAACATTTCCGTCAGAGCCTCTAACAGCAGCCCTAACTCCAGTCATCCTCTTAAAAACATCATTCATGTAATCATTAGAAGGACTATCTTTAATCATTCTCTTAATCTCACCAAGAGTTTTGATACTCTTAATGATCTTAGGTGTCTTGTCAAAAGACGCAGCTACAGGATTAAAGCAAATATCATAAGGAGAAACTCTTACAAGCTTAGGTCCAACATACTGAGGCGTGTATTCCCCCTCTTCTGTAATCTTGTATCTGTCTTCCCACTCTACTGTGGCAAAGCAATTACCGTACTGAATGTAATCGTAAACCAAATCAGAAGCGATGTTGACAAAATCAGATTGTCTAATC